GGGTCCGTCGGGCGCGCGGAGGTCAGGCATGAGTGACCGCCATGCGCCATAGCCCCCAGCAGAAGCGCGGGAAGCGGCCTGCGCGCCATCCTGTTCGCCGGGGAGCAGGACGGCGGGCGGCTGCAACGACGCATCCTGCGGCATCCTCGCGCCAAGGCGAGGCGCCGAAGACAGCGCCGCTGGACGGAATCCCGGTAAACGACGTGGCCGGGGTGGCGTATTCGAGCATGGTGAGTGCGGCTGGCGTGTTGGGGGTGTCGGTGGACTGGCTGCTGACTGACCGCAATGCCGGTTGTCCGGCGTTTGCTGGAGGCCGGGTGAGGAAGGGGGACTACCTGCGGTGGCTGCTGGTAAAGCTTCACGGTGGTGGGAGTAACGGGCAGGCTCACCCAACGCTGACGGACGCCCGTCGTGATCTGGCGGTCGAGCAGGCGATCTGGCAACGAATGCGGACGGCGGAACGGTACGGCGAGCTGATTAGCCGGGAGCGACATGAAGCTCTGGTACGCCGGTCACTGGAGGCCGGGTTGCGGTTCGTGGCCGAGCTTCCCGTGCGGTTCGCCGGTGAGCTGAACCCGGTGAACCCGGAGCTTGGGGCGCGGGCACTCAGGCATATCGTCGAGGCGATTAAGGAGCGGTTCCGCGGGGAGGGGAAGCCATGAGACCGGCTCCGGCGCTGACAATGGACAGCCCGCTGGTCGGAGGGATGAGCGATGAAGTGGCATCGTGGATCATTCGGTCCCTCACGGCGCCGCTTTCGCTGGATCCTCCGTCCGAGTGGGTGGCCAGGAATATCGTCTTCGACGAAGCGAACAACCGGGGGCCATTCCGGTTGGCCGGCCGGGAATACGCGCGCGACATCCTCGATGACTTTGGGCGGGACGATGTAACGGACGAGTGCCTGGTGTTCGGCAGCCAGGTCGGCAAGACAAGCATCCTGATGGCCGGGGCGGCGTGGGCGCTCGAGCACAGTCCGGGAGGGATCCTGTGGGTGATGACCAGCCTGACGCAGGTCCGGGCGTTCGCGCGCCAACGGTTCTCCCGGTTGCTTCGGGCCTCGGGTGCTGTGGCTCGCCTGATCCCGCGGGGTGCGGATCGGCACGCGTTCGGCTTGAGTCAAATGGTCCTCGGGCCGACCACGATCAATTTCGCCGGCTCGAACTCACCCGGCAACCTGGCCTCGACGCCCTGCCGGCGCACGATCCTGGATGAGGTGGACAAGTTCGATGAGGGGACCCGCGGGGAGGCTGATGCGGTGGATCTGGCCGAACAACGGACCAAGGATGCCGCGCTGCCGCAGCGTTGGAAGACGAGCACACCAACGATCACGGACGGGCTCATCTGGACGGACTTCCAGCGCGGGAATCAGATGCGCTGGCACATCCCCTGTCCGGCGTGCGGTGGCCGGATCGTGCTGGCGTGGAGCAAGGACCACACGATTTTCGAGCTGCGCGGCAACGAGGGGTTCGTCGGCTGGGATGCCAAGGCGCGGCTCTCGGACGGGGGCTGGGACCTCGATCGGGTGGAGGCCAGCGCGCACGTCGTTTGTCCGCACTGTCAGCACCGGATCGAGGATCGGGACAAGGCGGCGATGAACGCTGGCGGTGTCTGGATGGCTGGCGCCACAGCGGCGGCCAGGCGGGTGTCGCGGCACCTGCCGAGCCTGTATGCCATCGGGCCGGATGTGACGTGGGGCAAGCTCGCCATCCGGTTCCTCGAGCGGAGAGCCAGCAGTTTCGGCCTCCAAGGATTCGTCAATGGGGACCTGGCCGAGCCGTTTGTGGACCGGCAGCGGGTGCAGACGCTCCAAGGCCTGATCCGGGTGGAGCTGGCCGCCAGCGCGGACTGGCTGCCCCTGTTGAGTGTGGACGTGCAGGCCCTCGAGCCGCACTTCTGGTTTGTGGTGCGGAAGTGGCGGGACGGTTCCAGCATCGCCATCGAGGCCGGCAGCCTGAACACCTGGGAGGAGGTGGCGGCCAAGCAGCAGGCGCACGGCATCCCCAACACCCGGGTCTTCGTGGATTCGGGCTACGACACCACGGTCGTCTATCAGCAGTGCTGGCGGCATCACCAGCCGGAGGCGGGCTACATCCAGGCGGGGCGCATGCTCATGCCGATGTGTTGGTCGCCCGTGAAGGGTGATGACGGGCGCAAGCCCTGGGTGGATGTGCTGACCAAAGTGCCATCGCCAGTCCTGCGCACCCACCAGGATCCGTTCTTCGGCGGGCGCGAGGCCGGTCGGTGGCTCGTCGAGCTGCTGACGTACCGCACCGACCTGGTCAAAGACATCCTGGAGGCATTGCGCGAGAAACGGATGGGCGCGCTGACCTGGGAGGTGGCCGAAGCGGTGGCGGATGTGACCTATCAGCGCCACCTCATGTCCGAGGAAAACCGGGCGTTTGTGGACCAGCGCACGGGCCGGGTGCGCTATCGGTGGGCCAAGGTGGGCGGCCACCGGACCCCGAACCACCTCCTCGATTGCGAGGTGATCCAGATCGTGGGGGCGCTGTCCCTGGGGCTGTTCAGGTACGAGATCGGAGCGAAGCCATGAGCGGCAACCGCGAGAGTTTCAGTCGTAAGGAGCTGGCCGCGCGGTTGGGTGTGAGCAAGGAGACGATCCGCCAGGCGGAAAAATTCCTCGGTTTGGACGAGGCCAAGATCCAGGTCAACCGCCGTGTGATCCGATACTTGAGCGCGCGCTTGCGTCGCCGGGAATGGTTCCGCCGCCTCGGGGATGAGTAGAAAGTTGGTCCGACTTGTCCCGAGTTGACTCGATTTGGGGAGCCGGGGCCTAGGCAAACAGAGGCCGCCTGTGGTTCTCGTCAGGCGTGGCCGAGACGTTCCTGCCGTTCGACTTGTTTCTTGCTCGCGCTGAGTTGGCGCGGCTGTACGAGTCCCGCACCGGCACGTTGCGTCAGGCTCTCCGCTCGGCCTACGATTCCTCGGCGGCCGTCACGGCCAATGGCCAGATCATCTCCGGCACCGCGGCCAACGGTCACTCCGTCACGTTCTCCGTACCTGGCGAGGCTGGCGTCTCCCCGCAGTCCCGCCAGTACCTCTACCAGTACCTCATTGAACTGGCCGACTCCCTGGCCAACCGGGACCCGGTCCCCAGCGATGCCGAGCTCTACGCGGACATGCGGGCCAGCCTGTACCCGGCCACGCACTTCCGGAACGACTTCTCCGCATTGCGCTGCGTATGAACCTGGCCACCACCATTCGCAACGCGCTGCTTCGCTGGCTCCTCCCGCCAGAGGCTTACTACGAAGCGACCCGGCACACGATCCGACGCTCCTACCTCCCCGGCGCCGGACTCCAGTCGGCCCGGTTCGATGTCAACGCATCGTCGCTCTACACCCTCCGCGCCAAAGCCCGGTACTTCGAGAAGAATTCCCCCATCGTCAACAAGCTCGCGGACCTCTGGGAGCAGTACACGGTGGGCCAGGGGCTGGTGGCGCAGCCGGCCAGCTCGGACGAGGAATGGAACGCGGCGGCGGCGGAATGGTGGGCATACTGGAGTGAGCTCCCGGACGTGGCCAGCCGGCAAAACCTCGGGACGCTGCTGGCGATGGTGTCGCGGGCGTGGTTCGTGGACGGCGAACTCTTCCTGCTGCAAGCCCGCGGCGATACCGGCATGCCACGGCTCCAGTGCATCGAGGCGCACCTGGTTCGCACACCCAAGGAGCTCGAACAGACCGAGGACATCATTGACGGCATCCGGGTGGACACCCGCACGCTGCGCCCCCTCGCGTACTTCGTGCATACCGAGAAGGGGAAGAGCCGCGAGGCGACCTGGGAGGAAGTCGAGGCCCGCTTCGTGATGCATCACTTCGAGCCAGCGCGGCCTGGACAACTCCGGGGCCTCCCGTTGCTCCATCCCGCGCTTAACACCCTGCACGACCTGGACGACCTGCATCTCCTGGAGATGTCGGCGGCGAAGGATGCCGCGAAGACAAGCAAGGTCATCAAGCGCGCTGCGGGGAATGAATTCAATGCGGCCACGCTGGCTGCAGCACGTATCACCGGGACGCTGCCAACGGCCAACGGTGGCTCCGTCGAGACCAGCCGGGTGGCGTACTACGATGACGCGGTGGGCGAGGGCCGGGTGATCCTCCAACCCGGCGACGACTACCAGCAGTTCAGTTCCGAGCGTCCGTCCGTGGTCACCCGCGAGTACTGGCGTTACCTGACCGAGCAGGTCTGCGCGGCGGTCGGCATCCCCTATGTGCTCGTCTTCCCGGACTCGATGCAGGGGACGGTGTACCGCGGCGCGCTGGACTCGGCCGCAGCGTTTTTCGCCTGTCGCTCGGCGGTGATGCAGTCGCTGGTGGCGCGCATCTACCAGTACGCGATGGGTTGGGCGCGCTACACGCAGCCGACCTTGCTCGATGCTCCCGCCGACTGGAAACGCATCCGGATTTCGCCCCCTCGAGCGGTGAACGTGGACGTGGGCCGGAACTCGCAGGCGTTACTCGCGGAGATCGGCGCCGGCGTCTCGACGTTCTCCCGCGCGTACGCCTCGCTTGGCCTGGATGCCAAGGCCGAGCTGAGAGTTCGCGCCCAGGAGGCCGCCTACATCCGGGAGTTGGCCGAGGAATTCGGGCTCGATGTCAGCGAGGTGTCCATCCTCCTGCGCGAACGATCCCAGTCCGCCGCCACGCCGCCCGCACAACCGCAGCCAGACGAGGACGAGGAGGACGAAGAAGAGGACGAGCAAACCGAAGCCGAAACGGAGAAAACGAATGCCTGAGTGGATCAAGATATTGAACAAGAAGCCGGGCAACACGGAGGTGCTGTTGTATGACGCCATTGGCAAAGACCCGTGGGACGAATCGGGGACCACTTACAAGGACTTCCGCCGGATGTGGAATGAGATTCCCAATGACAACACCATTTCGCTGCGCATCAATTCTCTCGGAGGAAGCATTTGGGATGGGCTCCCCATTTACAACCTGGTGGCCGCTTCACGGGATCGAGTTACCACCTATGTGGAAGGTGTGGCCGCTTCCATCGCCTCAGTGATCGCGATGGCCGGCAAGCGAGTCGTGATGCCGCGCCAGGCCGAGATTTTCATTCATGAACCGTGGACCTGGGCCAGTGGCGATGCCGAGGTGCTGCGCAATCAGGCGGATCGGCTGAATTTCCTAGGCGAGGAGATCGCCGGAATCTACGCCAAGCGGACAGGAAAGAGCGTCAAGGAGATGCGCGATTTAATGAAGTCCGGAGGCGTAGGGACTTCGTTTTTCGGCACTGAGGCCAGGCATATGGGCCTGGTGGACGAGATCACCGACGAAGCGCCCGCGCAGAACAGCTTTGATTTGTCGAGGTTCCGGCGTGCGCCGGGCATCCCGACGGGAGGCGTGTTGCCTCCGCCAGTGCAGAGTAAAGAAAGCAAACCCATGAATGCAGCGACCCCTGCGGCGGAGGTTCCGACCACGCCGACAACGCCAACCCCACCGACCACGCCAACGGCCAGCTCCAACCCCAACCCGCCGATTGATTTCGCGCTCGAGCTCGCGCGCGTCAAGGCGGCGCTCGATCAGGAAAAGAGCGCCCGCCAGGCCGCCGAGGAACGCGAGGTGCGCACCGAGCTGCGCTCAATCGCCGCCGAGCGCGATGGCATCGAGCCGGACAAATGGGTCAAGCGCGTGCTCGCGGATCGTTCCGTCCTCGAGGACCTGCGCGGAATGCCGGCCCGCGGTCGGGCGCCGGTGGCCGGCAGCGTCTCCAATCTCGGGAATGCGCTGCTGGAGCAATACCGTGGCATGAAGCCTGGTGCTGAGCGCAACGCGTTCCGCATCGAGCATCACACGGCCTTGATGCGCGAGATGAGCCTGGCCGCCCCGCGCGGTGACAACACGTTTGCCACCAGTCTGGTGCCGGACTACCTGAGCGATGGCCTGATTATGGTCCTCAAGGCCAAGCTGGCGCCGCTGAATGCCTTCTCGACGGCTTTCTCGGGCGACCGGATGCGCCCGCGGGCGACCGTGGTTGTGCCAAAGTCAACGGTCGGTCCGACGGTGCTGGTGAACGCGACCAACTTCCAGAGCGGCGACAGCACGCTGGTCGGCGTCTCGGTGGCGGTGGACCAGTACACGGCCCCCTTCCACTGCACCAACGATCAACTTCAGAAAGGCTTCAAGGTGGCTCAGCTCTCCGCGCATGCGGCGGCCAATCTCGCCGAGAAGATCTGCGATGCCTGGACGGCCAAGTTGGTCGTGGGCACCACGGGTGAGAATGGTTTCGGAGCCGGGCTGGCCATCGGGGCGGCCACCGATTTCGCCACCGATGACCTGCCGCTGATCTACGGCGCGACGACGAACTTCAACCAGCGGAATTTGATCCTGAGCCTGGCCTATCTCGCCAAGCTGATTCCGATGACGCAGGACAATTTCCGCGTCGGGCAAACCGGCGCGTTCGGCTTTGACCTCATCGCCGAGCAGAACAAGTGGACTGGCGCGCTGACCAACACGGTCGGCTTCGTCTGCGATCCCTCGGCCTTCGCGGCGGTCTCCGGCCTGCCGATCCAGGTTTCCAACCGGGCGTTTGACTACATCCAGACGACCGAACTCTCCAACGGCATGACGGTTGAGACCTACGGCTGGTTCGATACGGCGACCCGCACGAACTGGGCGTCCCACGATGTCATGTTCGGTGTCGCGGTCGGCAACGGTGGCGCGAACGGCGCGGGCAAGATTCTGATCTCGGCCTGAGCTGCAAGTCTCCCGGACTTCACACTCGGAGGACCTCACTCGAAGGACCTATGCGAAAAGCAGCCATTCTTACGATCCACGCCGACGGCTCGACCGAGCTGACTCAGGGCCTCTGCTTGTATTCGGAGGCCCTGGCCAGGTTCCGGGAATTGGTCTCGGTTCAGCCCCTGCCGCATCCGGAGATCATGCTGGTCGAGAAGGTCAAGAGCGCGAAGAACAAGGCCATGCCGGTGATGCCTCCGGTGAGGGAGACAACCGAGTCAACATCCGTTGACTCGGACCAGCACCCAAAGACCCAGAAACGAAAACCCTGAAATCACTATGGCCAACGAACTCGTTGAAGTTTCCCCTGGTGTCTTTGTGAAAGACCCCATCCTGCCGGCGCCTGACGATGGCAAGCTGTATGCCCGCCGAGGCAACGAATGGGTAGCCGTTCCTGATCCAGGGATTGGTGAGGCTCCACCCGACGGCGCACCCTACATCCGACAGCAGGGTCTCTGGGTCAAGCTCGCCCCGGCGATCCCCGAGGCTCCTGCGGGTTTGCACGGCCGCTCAGCGGGCGAGTGGCAGAAAGTTGACCAGCAATTCCTCAAGGAAGCCCCGATGGATGGCAGGCCCTATCTGCGCAGCGGTGCGGCCTGGGTGGCCGCACCGGCAGATGCGCCTGCTGACGGGCAGGCGTATGCGCGTCAGGCAGGAGCCTGGGTGCCTGCCGCCCCATCTTCATCGGTACTCACTCAGGTTATCTCCAAGCCATCGGACACCATCCGCTCCGATGCCGATGTTCTCTGCCTGACTGCAGTCGGGAATGTTACCCTATTTGATCCGGTGGCTCTGGCCATTGCTCCCGGCAAGCGCGCCGGCCAGTCGTTGCTGCTGTTGTTTGACCCGACAGCGCCGAGCGATGCGTCCATCACGATCCAGGGAGTGAGTGAGTACGCGCACGCCGGGGTACGGCTACGCGACGGCACGGTGACCCTCAAGCCGTGGGATTCACTTCGATTGTGCTGGCTCTCTGACGCCTGGGTCCAGGTATGACCTCTGCTGCTCTCCGCGCGATGGTGGACATCCCGCGCGCGAATCTGCTCCTGCGCGAGTTGGCTCCGGGATTCGCAACACTGGGAAACCGAAGTGACGCGCCGGTAGTCGTCAGTGCCAGCACGGCCCTGGCCGACCACATGGTGCAGGCCAACGCGCTGGCTGATGATGTGTTCACCTTGGAGGCTGCCGGGCCGATTGAAAAAAACTCGCTGGTGCAGCTTTCCCTGCTCGGGAGAGTGGAAACTTATGTGGAGGGTGGGACAGCCATCGGTCGCGCGGTCACGAGTGCACAGGCAATCGGAGACACGTTGCTTGTGAGTGTGCAATGGGGAGCATTGGCCGGCGGTGGTGGCGCGACAAACCCGGAGGATGTCTTCCTGATCCCCGGAACAACCGCGCCGGAAGGCAACGTCATCGGGGTGGCCAGGGGCCAAGTGTACACCCAATTAGCCCCATCGGGCACGTATAAGCAGCGGGACTGGACCTTCAACGGCACGCCGGGGACAAATGTCGGTTGGATTTGACGCATGAAAACCCTTCCATTCCTCACCCTGGGTCTCGTCAGTCTCAAGCTGCTCGCCCAAGCGCCGGACATTGGCACCTATCCGGCAACGGCCTGGGCCAGCACCAACCTGCTCATCAATCGCGCCCTCGAAGCCGGGCAGGTTGGCCAGGTCATCGGTTTCACCGGGCCGGGCCAGGTCGGGGTGACCACGGGCGGCGGCGGCGGCGGGGCACCAAACGCTGTGCTCTGGTATGCGGACAAGACCATGTTGCCGAGCGGCGCGGCGTACGGAACGGTGGCCATCGTGACTGATCGTCAGGCCGTTCCGGTCGCCTACCAGTTCTCTCCTCAGTTGATGGGGGTGACCATCACTAACCTGACAATATACGATGTGACCCTGTGGGCGGCAGAACAGACTCAGCCGCCGATGGCAGCATTCGTCACGCCTAGGGAGGTCGAGAATGAATTGTACTATTATACTCTTGGCGTTGGAACTGCGAACGTCAGACACATTGCCTACGTCGGCGATCTGAGCCTGGCCGGCGCCACCTATCGCATCGAGTCATTACAGTATACAGCCACCGCCCCGGTCTCCCTCTACGCCGAGGCGTTGTTCACTTCGGTTACCTATTTGACGGACACGAACGTCGTTGAAAACACGACCAGTGCGTATGAAGCATTTGAAGGTGTAGCCAAGGGCAACAAATGTCTTGGGTATGGACACTACGGACGCGGGGCTAATCTGTATATGTCTGGGTTCAGCTATACGCTGTTGAGCAATCCCGCGTTGGTTGGTGCGGTGGTCCGTGAAACGGGGATATGGATTCCGACCACCTTCACCGATGCACCCTCGGACGGCCAAACCTACGCCCGCCAGAACAACACATGGCTGCCGATCACGGTTCCGACTGGCGGCGGTGGACTCACCAGCACCGAGGTCTTCATTGACGCGAACGAAGACACGTTCCCGATTACGCACGATTACGTGTACTTCACCTATCCGCCGGGCAGTTGGTCCTTGGTGGGACCGAACGTCCTCGCGGATGGAGTGGATGGGCAAGTCATCACGCTTCTCAACGAGAACAACGCCAACGATCCTTATTCGGTAGGCATATCGGACGACGTCAACGGGACCGATGGGATTGGCTCGAACATTGACACGGGGGCGTCCGCGCTGACCATGCAAGGCAGGAAGTTCTACACCTTCACCTTCTCAGCGGCCTCGAGCCTGTGGGTGAATAGCGGTGTCGGTCTGCTGACGCTGCCCGCCCCCTGGCCAGCTCCCGATGCCAACGGCGTCCAACTCCTGCCCCGGCACATCAAAGACCAACTTTTGATCGAGCTGGTGCCGTGGCTGCTCAGCGAATCGAGCCGCATCTTCACGAACGGAATACCGGGCACGGCAACCAACCCCATCGTCGTTCCATGATCCACCGCATTCTCCTCATCGCCCTGCTTGGGCTGATCGCCCAGGCTCAAGTCCTCCTCGAGCCCGACTCCGCTGCGCTGTTCCCCGAGCCGCCCGCCAGCCTGGCGGAGGACTTCGGCAGCGTGGGCTGGGGCCCGGGCAAGTCGGTCAACTGGCTCAGCTACAGCGCGCCAGCAGGCACCCCGGCCCACCTGGTGCTGGATGCGGACGGTTCGGTGATCGAGCCGATGGATGACTTCACCAGCTCAGGGCTCGCCGAATACTGGCAGGAGACGGATGCGACCGGGCCAGCCTGGCCCGAGGATGTCTGGCTGCGCGTGGTCATCGGGCAACCGTCCTCCCCGCTGGTCCGGTCGTTCCGCTTCGGGTTCGCCTCCTCGTCCGCCAGCCCGCTGTTCATCCCCGAACCAGCGCATGCGCTCTTTGCCGCGGTCGGCCTCCTCGTCTGGATGGCTGTTCGCGGACGCAGGCACGGAAACCCACACACATCATGAAGAACCCCATCACATTCCTGGCTCAGTTGCGGACGACCTTAACCGCCATCCTGGCGATCTGCTGCACGTCGGCGGCCTTGAGCCAGGTCTATTCCGTCAACACCGTTGGGTACGTCGTCCGGGAGTTACAGGAGGGCTTCAACCTGATGAACAACCCGATGGACTATCAGGGTAACATGGCCAAGGAAATCTACCCGGATATGCCCGACGGCACCCAGCTCGTCATCTACTCGGCGGCCACCGGCTACAGCATCATCACGTTCGATGGCGGCGAATGGCTCCCCAACGGAGACGCGCAGCTTCCTCCCGGGCGCGGGCATTGGGTCCGTGTGCCCCGGCGTATCTTCCATACCTATGTAGGGGTCGTGCGCCAGGGCGATTTGAGCACGCCGCTGGTCAAGGGCCTCAACCTGGTGGGCTCGCAGGTGCCGCAGGAGGGTCTGTTGTCTGCCGACCTCTGGTATCTCCCATCAGAAGGCGACCAGTGCTTGCAGTACCGCCCCGACCGCGGTTACACCACGTTCACCTATGACGGCGGCGAGTGGTTGGGAGCCCAGCCATATCTGGCCGTGGCGGAGGGCATCTGGGTACGGCGAGGCGAGGCGGGATTCTGGCAGCGGAGCTTCAGTGTCAACCCGTGAGACGGCTATTCCCAACCTGCTGGCAGGACTGGTTCATCGTCACTGTCGTCGGATCGGCCGTCTTCATGATGATGGCCGGCTGCGCCGTGAAAGCGACGCACCAGTACGAGCTGGACTGGTTCAGCCCGCATCATACGGATTCACCCGAGGCAACGGACGGGTCCAAGCACTAATACTATGCCTAGCGCGATCACGGAAACACTGTTGACCTCCGAGGGCCAGCCCTACAATGGCGGGATTCGGTTCACCCCAAACCGTCCGGTTCGCGTGGTGGAGTCGGATATGGTCAGCGCCGAGCCCATCCTCAAGACCATTACGGACGGTGAGCTGAGCATCACGTTGGTCGAGGGTGACTACGTGGTGCACATGAATGAGACACTGGACTTCACGATTCGCGTGCCGAGCGGAAGTGGGGCGTATCAGCTCTATGAGCTATTGGTGGATGATGGCTCCATGACTCCATCGGGCGGCTACCTGCTGACGACCAGTCCGCAGGACATGGCCGACGATGCGGCCGCGGTCGCGCGGTTGAACATCCTCTCGGCTGGTCTGGCGGACACGATTGGAACCCCGATTGTGCCATTGGTCATCGCCAACCGACCACTGACGGCGGACGCCCTTGGCACTGGGACGCCGGTCAACTTCACTGGGGCCAGCGGGGATACGGTCACGTACCTCAACCTCGGGAACCGTTACCTGGCCTTGAATGGCGCCAAGGCCGAGTCGGTGAAGCTTTGGCTTCCGGCGACGCTGCCCGCAACCTGCGGGCTGTACGTCGAGGCATGGCGGAAGTCCGACCTCTGGCGGCGGGTGTGGACCAGCGTGAACAAGCGCTCGACGGTCACGCCAGCGGACGGGCAGGTCACCATCTCCCTGACCACCGATCTTACGACTGTCCAGAGCGGGGATTACTTCGCCGTCCGCCTGGTGTATGCGCCGGGCGATTATGCCGCTGGGATCGGCGACAAGAGCACGCCGCCTGACGCGGCAGCGAACAACGACGGCATGAGCTACGCCGTGCTCTACGGCGACCTGCAAGGGAGCGCGGATTGGGACGCGGCTACCAAGGTGGCCGGGCGAAGCATCTGCCTCCAAGTCATGCTGCGGCGCTGCCCAGTCCTGATGGTGATGGGCAGCGACCAGTTGCTTGCCCACCCGGCGAGCGATTCCCTCTACCTTCCGACGATGGTCTTCGACCGACGGAAGGACATCGGATGGAACATGGAGACGTTCCTGGGCTCGACGGTGCGCAACGGAGCGCAGCGCGGCCTGCTCCTGGCGGACCAGTTGACGCTCTGGACCGGTGATTACGCCTTGATGTACCCACGGTGCGTGGCGCTGTCCGTCAGTGCGCTCAACGACATCAAGGCGGGAACGACAAAGGCCGCATGGCTGGCCAGCCTGGGAACGTTGCTCGACGCCATCACGGTGAGCAACGAAGGCGCGGCGCTGGTGTTGGCTGAGCTTCCATTCCACGACCCCGGCGCGGCGAATGACGCGGCGGCGAATCTGCTGAACTCGACCAGCGATGAATGGATGCGGGATGCCAAGGCGCTCGTCCATACCTACGCGGCGGACGTGGCTCTCTGGGTTGACCTGACGGAAGCGTTCGGCTCGCTGCGTGTGGGCGGGGCAACTGGCAACCTGTGGAACCTGAAAGCGGAGTTCGACTCGGGGGACGGATTGCACCTGACCCGTCATGGCATCCTGCGGCTGGCGACGCAGGTCGGGAACGCGTTCAAACGCTTTTACAACCGCGTGCAATCGGAGTACCCGCAACGGTTCTCGGTGCGACCCGTGTCGGGTGGAGCGATTGGAGACGCGGACACCGTTTTGACGTATAGCGGCTATCCCGAAACGCTGTACACGTCGAATGCGACGCTAAGCGCCAACCGCGCCGTTACGCTGCCAACGCCTATGCCGTCCTGGGGCTTCGGCTCGGAGCTGCACTTCGTGCGGACTGGAGGGGGGGCCTTCACGTACGACATCGGCGGGCTGACCACATTGGGCCAGAACCAATGGTGCCGGGTGAGTTGGGGGCTTAACTTGTGGCAGCTCATTGCCAAGGGATCATTGACCTGAGTGCCTCAAGCAATGACTCACTGGAACATCTGCGTGGTGCAGGAGTGTGGACGGGCACCCTGGGCGGTCGTCGGGATGGTTCTCCCCGTGGCCGCCCAGGTGTGTCCGCTGAACGGAAGCCAGTGATTACGATCAGCACAGACTTGCGCGCGTTCGAGGGCGATCTGGCGATCTACGCGAAGTTGGCTCGCAAGACGATGGCCGAGGTGGTGTTCAAGAAGGGCGCCAGTCTGGCCTGGGAATGGGCGCAGTTGCTCAAGACTGAGGCTCCGCGAAAGGGTGAAATCCGCGCCGCCAATCTGGCCAGGCTCAAGGCGGGCGGCGGCATCCTGGTGCGACCGCGAGCCCTCCGCAGCGCGCGGGCGAAGATCGGTTCCCGCAGCGGTTCATTCTCCGACCTGGTCACCCGACGGATCATGCGCCGCACCCGCAAGGGTGAGACGGTCGTCGCTAAGACCACGAAGGGCCTGAACGTCTGGCAGATCGCCGTGCAGCGCGAGCTTGCCTATCGCGAGCGGGCTCGAGGGTTTGCGTCCTACGGAGCGCGGCTCATGGCCAGAATGCGCAGCATCGCTGACGCCGCTCGAGGAGCGGACCGGGATGGCCGATGGCACGAGCAGTTCTTTGGCGGCGCGCGTCAGTTGCTCGGCTCGGCCGCATCCGCGATTACCGGCAAGGGATCGGATGCTTCGTTGCGCATGATGTGGGGAAGCACGCAGACGATGCTCGGGGAGGAACTGCTCCAGCCGCGCCACCAGGCGCTTCTGCAACGCGCCATCCGGATCGTCCATGACGACATGCTCGATTACATCCGAGATCGGATCGCGAAGAGAGGACTGCCCGCATGAGCCCCGGCCGCCAACTGTTGCTCACCGGCTGGGCCGCTTTGCTCGCGCATCATGGCACGGAGATCGAGTATTTCCCGGTCTGCGGCCAGGGCCAGTCCGTCAAGCTCCTGGCGCTGGTCTCCAAGCCGGCTGACATTGCGCCCTTCGCCGCCGCCAACAAGGGCGTCTCCTACGTGCTGTTCGTGGATCAAGACGCCGCGCAGTTTACGAAAGACTCGTGCGTCATCATGGACGGTATCACCTACCGAATCCTGGACATCGAGCGACAGCCGGCAGCGATTTCGACTCGGTTGGAGATTGGACTCCTCAAGATTTCAGGTCGGAGATGAGCGTGCGCCAAGCCATCGTCGATGCCCTGGTGACCCGGCTCAAGGGAATCACCACAGAGGCCGGCTTTGCGTCGGATGCCGGCGCGAACGTCTTCGAGTGGCTGCCCACCAACCTGGCCATACCGCTGACCCCGGCCATCGTGGTCACCGACACTGACGACACCATTACGCTGCTCGAACGCACGCAGGTCCAGCATGCGCTGAGCATCGAAGTCGAGGGCCAGGTGTCCTACGAACCGGACATCTCGAGCACCGGGGTGCCGGTGCAGGACGAACATGTGATCAGCGATATCCGTGACCTGCTGGCTGACATCATCGAGGTCGTGCTGGGGCCGAGCGACCGAACGCTCGGTGGTGTCTGCGACACGCTGCAGCCATCAGGCGGCGGGACGATCCGACTCGAGCAACGAGCCGAGGACGTTGTGGCCGCCGTTGCCGTGAATTTCGTGGCCACCTATCGGACGGACCGTGGCGACTGGAGGACGAAAATATGAGCCAACCCAAGATCCTGCATCATGCGGTATATTTCCGGCGCGAGGGGACCGGCAGCCTGCAAGGCACGATCCCCGCGCCGACCATCAACACGTCGCAGTATTACCTCGGCGTCGTGACCAGCGTCAGCATCGCCAAGGAGGCGGAGGAAGCATTGTTCCGCAAGCCGGTTGGCGGCAAGTGGGTGGACTATGACGCGAAAAATCAGCAGGACAGCGAGGTGTGGACCTTCAACGGGATCGAATGCACGCCGCTTTTCTGGGAGTTGGTCCTCGCTCACTCGGGCGTCCTGGCCGGTGGGACTGGCACGGTAGTCCCCGGAAGCACGATCACGCACAAGGGCTGGCTCCAAATCATCTCGACGGACGACTCGGCCGCTGAAGTGTCCAACGTCAAATTCTGGTGCAAGCTGGACATCCCCAGCGTCGAGTTTCCGCAGGTGGGCCATGTCCCGCCGACGTTTACGGCGCGCAAGCTCTACTCACCATCCAACACTGCGACGCTCTCCGGTGTCAGCTAAGGGAGCCCCCGGCATGAGCGAGCCCAAAACCGTCAAGTTGGAGTTCGTGGAAGGTCCGTCGCAGGAGCTGACCATCGAGGCGATGCCGGTGACCAGGTTCCGCAGGGCCTGGGACGTGTGCGACAAAGGATACGACGACATCAGACTTCTCGACATCGCCTTTAATCAGGTTGACGGGTGGAGTCTGAAGCTCACACCGGAGAGCTTCACCCGCGCGGTCAAAGTCATGTACGACATCAATCCGGATTTTTTTGGCTTTATCGCCAGGAAGTATTCCTGGCGGGGCGTCGCCTCGCCGACTGGATAGCGGAGTCCGGATGCGCCATCGGAGCCTCGCCGCGTGAAGTGGACGCCATGACGATGGAAGAATTGATGTGCTGGGCTGCGGCGGCTGGCCGAGTGGAGCGCAGCCGGGTCAGGTTGTTTCACCTGGCGGTCGCCGCGTTGTTCAGCGAGAAGGCCGCCCACAAATTCAATGATGAGATGAAGCGATGACCAGCAGCGTCATCATCAATTTCGGCAGCAATGCTTCGGCGCTCTTCCGCGACATGCAGAAGGTGAAAGCCGAGGTGCGCTCGGTGGCCAAGCAGGCAACCGTCGCGACCAGGGAGATGGCCAAAGTCAGCCAGGGACCTGGCATGTTTCAGAGGTTCAAGTCTGGTCTGGGTGGACTACGATTCGGAGCGGGGCTCTTCACCGGTTTTCTCGGCGTCAACATCATCCGAGAGGTGATGAATCCAATGATCGAAGGTTTTAAGGAGGTGACGAAAACTTCCAAGGAAATGGCACTGGCCACCGAGATAGCCAACGAGGGACTGAAGAAGATCGGTGGTTTCGTTGGCAAAACCATCACATCGGGTCCTGTGATGGATACAGCGTCGGCTATTGCTAGCAGCCTGATTCCAGGATTGCCTCCGCTCTCTATCTTGAGCGCAGCCCGGCAGGCGATGTTGCAGGAGCAGGAGTCGAATAAGCTCCTGACTGGACCGCAATACACATCACCAATCAGCGCACATCCTGCCATACAGAGGCTGATTGACGTTCAGCAGAAGCAGCTCGTCTTCGCGCGCGATCAGCTCGCCACCCTGCACCGCATGGAAAACGATCTGGACCGGATGAATTCCTTGGACCCCTGGTAATATGCCCTATCCCGCTACATGGGGAATGACGAGCGAGACGCTGGACTGGGCACAGCAGTCAGGCTTCCGCGTCAACCAGACCTGGCACGGTCCATCCGGGCCAGGGAAGGCAACGCGCTCCGCATGGCTGGCCGAGTGGCGCAGCATCTATGGCCTGGAAATCTCGCTCCAGTTTCGCGACCTCCTCCCGGTCGAGGACGGGGATGCTGACTGCGAGGCGCAGATCGGCTACGCCTCGACTGAGCAAGGGGAGCCGCTTCCTGACACCGACCCGAACTACGGGCTCATCGAGCGGAGCTGGACGCTCGGCGGCACCGATCAGCAACTGTCCATCAGAGAGAACCCCCGCGTCGAGGAGCTGGCCCAATTCTGGCGTGAATGGCCCGCCATGATTCGCAACTGGGTGTTCATCTATAACGAGGCGCAGAGCGGGGGGTTGAAGGTATGGAACGAAGCAGGACAGGTCGGTGATCCAATTCTGCCTAAATGGAAAGTGCCAGTTCCGCCTCCGCCTCCCATCGGTCCGCCAACAGCACCGGATACTGGCTTGCTCAACAACGCTGCGATCCTCGCCGACCGCTTGCTCACCGACATCCAGGCGACCTGGCAAACGACGGGCTACCAGTTGCGCAAGACCGAACGGGTGACCTCCTGGAGCACCCTCGTGGTGAGTCATCTCGACGTGAATCGCTTGCTCTCCTGGAATGCCCTGATTGTCCACGAGCCAACGCTGCCCGGCACCGGTCTGATTCAAACGGCCGGTCTGGAGGCGCTGATCTGGCTCAAGGCGGCGCCGGAAGTGACAGCGACCAGCGGCGGAAACTACGAGCTCAGCCATACCTACACGTCATTCGTCCGTCCACCCGCTGGCAGCAAGCGGGAGAAGGACCTCATTTTCGATTACGGCGAGATCGTCGAAAGCATCCCGTGAGGAAGCACTTTCACAACGTCGCCCGCCAGTCTCCGGCGCGGACCGCCGTGCGGGATTTGCAGGACCAGGCGCTGGCCAACAAACAGGGGCGCACGTCCGGGATGATTCTGCATCGGCGATTCGGCGGGACGCATGTGCAGCCTGATCTCGAGATGAGCCGCCAGAGGAGTGCCGCTCCGAGCGTCAGCGGAGTGCCGTTGTGGGGTTGAGTCATGGCGATCTGGTTTCAGGAGGCCAAAACGGTCGCGCCGGGTGACCCGATCTCCAGTTGCGACCTGTACCGGCTGGCCCGCGCGTTCAATACGCGGCTCCCTTACTTCGACTTCGCCTGGCGGATTGCGTTCTACGCTCTGGGCCTCTTCCGCTCGATGCGCAACGGCAGCGCGGACGGCAACCTGCAAGCGCCCTGGGCCGAGTACTTCTTCTCCTACCAGGGCCTGGCACCTGGGGATGGTGACTGGCCCGTGGAAGGCCCGGGCGATCCCGAAGGCGCCAACCTTAGCAACCCGCTCAACGGGTACATCTGGGGAAATCCGTTGCTGTACTCCGAATCCATCCGGCTGGCCGAGGTGCCCCTGTGGATTGAGGGCCACGCGCCGGCGACCGTGCAGGAGACCTGGGCGTTGCGGGTGGCCCAGTGCGGCGCGGTCGAGTTGTCCACCGGCCGCCAGAATGCGCCGGCATGGCAGGCAGCGCGCTCGTGGTTCGCGGGCTACCAAGGCCCCCGCAGCCCGCACGGGAATTCATACGGAGGCTTCCTGGCCTCTCCGGCGCCCATCGGCACCTGTCAGGACCCCGACCTTTATGACGGTGTGTCGGCACCCTATTCGTACGAGGTGAAGTTCACGGCGACCGCAGAGGGACTCGCCGCAGGATACGCCGACAAGGTCTATGCGGGGACCTGCCCCATCGGGCCGGCCACCACCGAGGATTACAGCCTGCACGTCGCGCGCGTGGTCCGCACTCCCTGGGGGTTCAATGTGATCTTGAACTCCGGTCAGGTGGATGTGCTGCCACGCTTCGCCTACGTCGAAGGGCCATACAGCGGACCCGGTGTCCTGCGCAAGTCCGACGGCCAGCAGCTCACCCGCGCGTTGCAGGCTTTCTGCGCGACGCATCGCGGGATCGCTCAGAACGACGCGGCCGGCAGCGCCATCGAATCCGGCGCGCTCATCAAGCCCTCGACCTGGCTTGCCGGGTCGTTCGCCGCCGAGGCCTTCCTCACCCGGCAGTACGTGCTCGCTCCCCTGCGCGGGACTTGGAATGGGACGCAGGTTGTTCCCGTGATCCCTACCGGGACCTTGACCGCGGACAGCAGCGGCGTGATCCAGCCAGGGACCATTCTCACCCACACGACGAACAGCGGCTGTGTGGTCAGCTATGGTTACGCGGTCGCCACCGGACTACTCACCGGCCAGGAGGCTGTCGTCAGTTTCGGGTCCGCGCAGGTCACGCTCACCCCGGAAGCCCCGGCGGCCATCCTGCTTCTGGATGTCGCCGCCGGGGCCAGCGTGACGGTCAGCCTCGCGGCCGCGGTGGGGACCAGTGGGGCGGGCAACACGCTGCGCGTCGAATTGTCGGAGGCCGTGGAGTACAAGCCGGACCTCTCGGACCTCCTCATGGTTCAGCGGATCATCGGAGACCCGAACAACGGGTTGAGCCAAAATACCTCAGCCTGGGACGCCGATCTGCGGCAACGCGGGTGCATTCAGAATCAGCAGGGCCAGGACAGCGTCATCGAACCGCTGGCTGCGATCACTGAACACCCGGCTTACGAACCGATCCGCCGCTGGTCGCGCTTCGTGCGCATGCTCCCGGCCAGCGCGGTCTATTCATACGGTGTTGCCGATGGGAAAAGCGTCATCTGGTTTCGGCGTCAATCGGCTTGGACGGCCAGGCCACCCACGCTCACCGAGGTGGCCCAGGGCGCCAATGCCATCCAGGCCGGACGCGAGTACGAGGTCACGACCAGCGGCGGGGCGGTGGTCTTCTACGGACCTGACGTGCACGAGTTCACCGACGGCCAGCACTTCGTCGGGGTGGCCGGTTCGACGGATTTCGCGACGAATCTGGTCGGTGAGGCTCACGTTTATGAGCTCTCCACCGGGACGATTGACCCGCTGCTGAGTGGCGACTATTGGTCGGGCATCGCCAACCAGGTCACCCGCACCGCTCCCGCCAATGGCTTCACCAACCGTTGGATTTGCGGATTCAATTTCAAAGCCGAGCATCCGAGCCTCTCGAGCGAATGGAAGCCCTCGGCGTATGGCGACATTTTCGCGCTCAACGACCGCGCCACCTTCTACGCGCCGGAGATCGTCCAGGAACACGACAAGCGGCTTCTTTGGCAGGTCTCCTACGGTCAGGGAGTCCCCGGGCCATCCGGGGGCAACATCATCTCCGAGAGCCCGACCGGCTACCGTTATCAGCCGGTGACGAACGTCGGCGGTGGCTGGTACTGGCTGAACAACATCCAGGTGCCATCGGACTTCTACCCGACCGACGCGGAGCGCGACCGCTTCTTCAAGTCCTGCCGCATCTATGAACCCGAGCTCGAGATTGAGAGTGCTGAGGCCCTTACCGAGGGAGGTCTCGAGTTGGTCAAGGTCACGCTCACGGGCCGACTGCATTCCACCCACGGTGAAATCGACGGTGCGCCATCCGCGATTGATGGTGATCCGGCGACCTGGGATCTGGATGCTCTTGCGGCCGAGCCGTACCAGACGACGGAGCGGGCGTTGCGCTGCTACATCGCGCGACAACGGTTTGGCCGGACGTTCCTGGCCACCTTCGGCGACCACGCCGCACATTCGTCCCTCGGTTACACACCTGATTATCCCTACGCGACCATGTGGCCGATCGTGTACCTGGTGCGCATGATGCCGGAGCCGTACTCCGACAACAATGCGACCCCAGACCCGGCCCACGATTCTCCGCTCTGGCATGACATGATGGCCCAGGCCGAGACGTACCTCCGGGCGATGTGCGAGGCCTGCGTTGACCCGGATCAGACCGTGCAGCAGCTCCAGGATGCCGTGGATTCGGTCGGGGGCGCCTGGCAGACCATCCCGCGGTGGAGCCTCCATGACTACAGCTACGACCGATTGTGCCAGGCGGCTTTCTCCGGCTCCTGGGTGGGTCTGATGCCGACCCAAGCCACATCTCAGACGCCTGAGGACCTCGTCCGGCCAGACAACCCGCATGGGCATGGCCCAGTTCCGGCCACGCGGGCTTGCGCCGAGCAGTTCAACCGCCTGGCCGCGATGGTTAACCGGCTAACCCGATTTCGCGTGATGCTCCCGCATACCCTCGAGCGTTACCGGACCATCACCTATGGATGGCGACCTGCGCCCGAGTGCCCGTACCCGATCAACTACCCGACCGGCGCGACCTACGGCTCGTTGCAAGGGGTCACCAGCTTTCCCGCGCTGACCGAGATCACGTCAACCGAGGACTGGACTGAGGATGTGGCAGCGCTGAGCAGACTTTTCAGTGGGCTGACCGTGCGCCAGGAGCCACCAGGCAGCGGCACCTGGATCTGGGTGGTGGAATCATCCCGACTTTCGGACGAATTCCGTATCACGCTCACGCCCGGAATCACCAACGCGATCCCCGGATACGTGCGCGAACTCCTGGACCTCGGCGCGGCTCAAGTCGTGGCCTGGAGCCACAAGACCCGCACCAACCACACCCGCACCGAGACCACATCCGGGGACCCCAACGGTTGGCGCGATCCATCGGATGGGAAGTACTACCTCTGGCTGCCCGGCCCAGTGGACGAGGACACCTGGTTCGCGGAATTCCGCTCGGTCGGGACCGTCCTGCCGGATGCGTTGCCAACCCCCACGGACATGGCCTGGCAGTCGGACGTCACCGGGACCTACTCGGCCGCTGGCGGCTCATCCTCGAGCTATGATGTCGGGTTCCTGCCGGGTGACATCATGTTCGTCATGGTTCCCGTCCTGGATGGGGGATGTCCGGATGAATCTCCGCCCTCAGCCTCCGTTTCCACCCCCACCATCTAGTCAGGCCCCCCTCATCAAACGCAATCATGGTGGCTGCCAGAGGCCAAGTTGCGCCACCCCGCGCGAGCGCTGGACGCGATTTCTGCGCGGACAGCGGATAGCGCGGCCCCGCTGAAGCATGCGCCGGGCCAACCGTTCCGGATTGCGTGAATTAAAGCGCGATGCTTCATTCGACAACGCGGCCCCGTTGAAGCATGGTTCGCGTGTCGCCGGGATGAACCCGGTGCCGAAAAGAAAGAAAACATGTTCACGCTACAGGTTAAGAAGAATGGTGCGGTTCGGCTGACGGTGCCCGGCACTGAACTTCGCGACGGATTCCCAGTACACCGGCACAACGGGAAGTTTATTCCTTTCCTGAGCAAGTTAGCTGCTCAGAATGCCGGGTTGGATGCCAAAGATGTTCAATCGGAATACGTCGAGGGAAAAAGGACCCTTGAATCGCTTCATCCCTTCATGCTCCGCATGGGGATGAACCCGGATGGCAACGAGTTGCTGGATGCAGATCTGGAATTCGAGAAGCAGGTGGAAGCCGAAAGATCGCGCCGGAACGATGAGCTGCGTATCACGTATGCGGCACAGCGCCAGGAGGCCATCGCAAGTGGAACACGCATCGCGGTAAAAACAAGCCGCTGGACAGAAACTCGCCGCGCCCGCGAAGGCGGGGAATGGGGTGACTATGTATTTGCATGCACGGAAACCCTGTGGGTGGAACCGGATGGGAGTTTTAATACAACCCAAAGCGCGGTGAATACCTATTGAGGGATGAACATTTTCGAGATCACGAACGACGGGCCTGAGATTGTCCGAACGACCTATTGGGCGTCTGAAATGGCTCGCGCCGGGTACTGTTACCTGACCCCCAATGCAGGAACTATTCGCCTGCTCGTCCCATCATCATTAGAGTCGAACATCGCGGAGATGCTGACAGGGAAGGTATGCGTCATCACCCGCGGCCATCAGCCTGAGCACCAACGCGAGATGCTTGAATTGCTGTTTGATGACAACTCGACCAATCCTTATGTGCTGCTCATGAGCCTGGAACAAGTCGAGCGCATCGGTGAATTCGGACCAGGACCGAGGTCCTTGGTGATTTATGGGCAATCGGGCGCGGTTCACGCCGGCCCTCCATGCTATTATCGCGAAGGAAACCTCCCCTAAAATGACCTGGCCACTATCTGCGGGTCGCCGCGGCGGACTCTCCCGCTCGCCAGCAAAAACGGCCGCGTTGCGGCGACTCCACGCGCACCGGCGCGGGAAGCGGATCAACTCCCCAGGGAAAGGTTGGCCAGTGGTCCGGGACCTCGCGGTCAGCCTCATCCGAGATCATCCCAAGCGCGGACGGGTCAGCCTCCGCACGCTGGCCGATTGGATGCAGGTCAGCGATCGCACGGTGCGGCGCTGGCTCACCGGGGCAGATTGGCCCGCCAAAGACTCGGTCGAACGGCTCCGACAGTGGCTCAGGGCACACGCTCGAACTGAGGAAACCTAACCCGGTCGGTGGCAAAGCAGAACCGCCCCGCGGGAGTCTGGTCCCGTGGGGCGGTCTTCGTTTCGGAGCCCGGTCCTCAATTCGCCGCGAAATCAGCCGTGAATTGGATGTTGGCTTCCGGATTCTCGGCCAGCGTTTTCGCGACGACGATTGATGCTCGGGCCATCATGGGGTTTCGTATCACGAAGACATGGCTCTTCTGTCGGCCGCTGATCGTGATGTCGAGGTAGTCTGATCCGGCGCGCGCTGAGAGCACATCCTCAAGCGGTGCGGTTCGGTTGTCCGTGTTCCCATCGAAGATCACGCGCTGATTCGTGACGACCAGCCAACCATCACTCAAGACCTGCAACTCCATGCGTGAAGCGCTGCGGCTTCCCCAGCCGCCAAGCATCATCCCGCGGCCGATCCTGGTTCCTCCGCCCATCCCTCTGGTGTACCGGACGGCTCGGCTCTCCGCGAGCTGGGCCGGCTCGGAGAAGTAGGCCACTTCACCAGGATGAAGCATCACCTCCGTTTGGACCTGCGGGAGTGATCGGTTCTTGCTGACGAAGTACTGGAGGAAGGCGAGATGTTCCTCGACCTGGTGCTGCATCTTGCGAATTCTCTGCCGGCTTAAGTACCTGGTGATAATTGCGCCGGCGACAATGGTCACCAGCAGACCGACGAGGATTCCGACTGCGTTCTGCGACATGTTGGTTCTCTTTCTGTTGCGACTGACGTTTCCCCGCTAAAGCAACTGATGTGCCGGACGGATTCCCCAGAAGCGCGCCGCCTCCTCGCGCGTCACCAGGGCGCGGTAGTGGCGCCCGATGATCCCCGGCGAATTCCCGGCCAGCTCAGCCACCTGATGCACCGGCTGGCCAGTGGCAAGCGCATAGCTGATGTACGAGTGCCGCAGCACGTCCTGCGGCCACGCAGCGCGACCGATGGCCTCGCGCAGTCTCCTCAGCCATCTCCGCGCTGAAGATGCGCCTACGGGCCGCCAGGGGCCGGCAACAGCCAGCCAGGCGGCAGCCGTGGCGTTCACCGGAACGATCCGGCGCCGGTGAATCTTGCTGGCCGCCGAGTCCACCACCACCGCGCCGTCACGGAACGCCTCGGCCCCGAGCCGCCGCGCTTCCTGCGGGCGGAGGCCAAGGAACAGCAGCACGACCAGCAGGCCGAGGCAGCGGGGCGCGTAATCCCGGGTCCAATCCAACGCCTTCCGGCATTCGTCCACGGTGAGGACCTCCGGCTCCTGCCGGTGGATGTGGATGGGCTCCAGCAGGCTTACAGGGTTTCCGGCGATCCAGCCGCGCCGGACGGCAAATCCGAAGAAAGCTGACAGGCGGCCACGATTCGAGGCCTCCGCGCTCGAGGCCTCCTGGCGACCGCCAAACCACGCCTCGAGCTCCGGCAGGCCGATCCGGTTGACGGGCCGTTCCTCGAGGGCCCGGGCGAAGGCGGACAAATACTGGCGCAGGCTGCGCATGTAAGACTCCCGCAAACCGCTCCTTGCTCGCACCGACAGGAATTCCGCGACCGCCTCACGCAGCGAGGGGCAATGCCTCCGCGTAAGCGACGTTGCTGATCCGTTGTGGTTCCCCTTTCCCGCTTCGAAAAATGCTCGGGCGAAAGGGCACTCCTGGCACCTTCGCGCCATGCGTTTTCCGTTCCGCGGCTGGATTGGTGGAGTCGAGGGGGCTCGAACCCCTGACACCCACAATGCCATTGTGGCGTTGGCCACCAAGGGCAGGCTCATTTGTGGGGGTCGCTTCAAAAGGGAGTCGCACGTCAGCCTTGGCAGCTTTGAGTATGCAGACTTCCACGATCTTGTACGTAGGCAGGCCGGTTTTGCGGCGCAGTCCGTCAAGCACGGCCTCGGCGTCTTCGTTGAAAACGCGCTGCCATAGCAGCCGATCTTCAAGGACCTGCGTCATCGTTTTGCCAGTGCGGACCGTGTCTGATTCTAACGCCCCGCGCGCCGCGTCCGACAGTTTGAAGTTACTGAGTTTCGTCTTCTTGGTTCTCATGCAATCGCCCGATTTCTGAAGGGCGCGGCGAATATACGTCTATACGAAATTAACGCAAGGGGTAAACGGTTGTTGATTGGTAAAGACACTTCGTTATCTTTGCGCACGTGAAGCGACGACTCCAAAAACAGAAAGTCGGCAGACCATCCACGAAGGGAAGGCTTCAAAATTTCAAGCTGTCCCACCACGCCGATCAAGCCATCGGGGACATCTCCAGACGCGCTGGTTGGACCAGGACGCTCACCGTTGAACGCGCCCTGTTGTTTGCGTCCGTCCACCCCGATTTTCTCCGCACGGCCTGACCCCAACCGCGAGAACCATGAAGTACACGGTTCATCCCGTCGCGGAATTCTTCCCTTTGTTGGAACGCGGTTCGCCTGCCTGGAATGATCTGGTGGATTCAATTCGATCCTGCGGCTTGCAGGAACCCATCGTTTTAGAAGGCGATGTGCTGCTGGATGGCCGCAACCGTCTAGCGGCGTGCGAAGCCGCTTCGATTGAGCCGCGCTTTGTCCAGTGGTCCACGCTGCGAATCAAGATTCCGGTGGCGGATTGGATTCTCGTCAAGAACCTGGATCGTCGCCACTTGACCGAAGACCAGCGGGTAGCCATCGCTCGGCAATCGGATGATTGGTCGGAGCAGCAATCCCTCGCGGCCCGGAAAGCTGCCGGCCAGTTCAAGGCGGGCAACGAAGGAGGACCTGGCCGAGGCAACAAAACGGTGGACCCGAATTCAGGTCCACCGTTTTCCCGCGACCTGAAGGCCAAGGCCGCCAACTCCGCGGCGGGCCGGCTGGCGGCCAGGGCGAAGACCTCACGTCACAAAGCCGGGCAGGCGATTGCGGTAAGCAAGGCGGTGGACCGGGGCGAGCTGCCCGCGGACACCATGCAGCAAGTCGCGGCGGGCAAGGTGAAACTCAAGGACGCCAGCAAGAAGGTTCAGCAGAAGCCTGCCGGCCGAAAGCCCAAAGCTCCAAAGCCGTTGCGCGACCGTGTTCTGAGCAAGTTCAACCGATTGCTCGATTGCTTTCCCGTCTCCGATCACCCCGAGGTCAAGCGGATCATTCTCGAATCCATCGCATGAAAACCGAAGAAGTCATCAGCATCGTTCCCGATCCTCACTATCTGAAGCACATGTTGATGGCCAATGCCCTGCCCTTTCCGGCAGCTATCTCGGAACTCGTTGACAACGCTTTCGACCAGGGCGCAACGAAAGTCACGATCCGGGTTGATAGCAACTGCATCGCGGTGGTGGATGATGGGAATGGCTGCGCGGACATCCAAAAGATGATCATGCTGGGCGGCCACAAGCGCACGCCGACCACGCGGTTGGGCCGATACGGGGCCGGCCTCAAACATGCGGCAACCTCCCTCGGAGACCTGGCCAGCATCCAGACCGTGCACGATGGCGTGATGCGGAAGGCCGATGTGGATTGGAACGAAATCTATAGCAGCGGCAAGTGGGAGCAAAAGGTCTCGGCGGATGACACGACCACGAGCGGCAAGGGGACATCCATTTGCATCTCACAGTTGCGGCCCGCTCGTCGGCGCAAGGATGAGCTGATTCGTCCTCTAAGCTTCAACTTTTCGCCGGCTATCCAGTCACGTCGGGTGATTGAGTTGCGCTGGTACGGAGAAGATGTGCAGATCGAACCGTGGACGTTACCGGCGATGGAGTCGCTGATCACCGCGAGCAATTCCCTCTCGGACGATGACGGCGCGGAGTTCGGCTACCGGGTCAGAGCAGGGCTGGTTGAATGCAACTCGCGACGCCCTTTCATCTTCGCTTACGAGCATCGGATCGTCGCCGAGAATTCCGAGCCATGCAATGGACGGCCTCCGTCCACGGGATTCATGGCCTACGTGGAACTGGTGGGACGCTGGCCCTTATTGGTTCACAAGGACGGCCTGGACGATTGCCCGGCGGTTCGCTGGCTCTACGCATCACTGGAGGAGGATTGCTCCGACTTGATGGACCGTGCGGCGGTGCTGGGCGAACAGATCAAGCTTCAGGAGATCGAGGCGATTCTGGCAGGCGTGACTGGTCTCAAGCAGGGGCGGGCCTTGCGCGGTCCACGAGAAAACCACGGAAAAGTTGAACCTCGAGGGACACCCAGAAAAGTCGAGGAGGCCGCTCGGGTTCATACCGATTTTGAGCGGAATGTGGTCGAGCGATCCGGCAGCAAGCGGCCCGGAGAATCCAGGGGTGTGACGGTCTCCTACGGCGATTTCGATGACGGACGCGTCGGTGATGTGATGGATCAACGCCGATGCATCTCCATCGTTCTGAACAATCGGCATGAACACATTCAAACGTTGATGGATGGTCCGAACCGTCCGGGAATCATCAGCGTATGTTTGGCGTTGCTCTCCGCTAACAAGAGCCTGGCCAAAAGCGATGCTCAGATGGAGATGGGTCCCGTCAACTGGCAGGACTTCCTCACGCAGTATTCCAAGTGGCTCAAGGAACTGGCGTCCAATCCAGCCACCCCATGACTCTCCCCCTTTCAGGCACTGGCATGTTCCTCGTGGAACGCATCCTCCAGGCGCAGGTGAGGCTTAAGTCGTCCCGGTCCCTCTGGCGTGGACCGTCTTGTTTGACCAGGCTCCAGTCAGACGGACGCGCAACAGCGCTGGAGCCGCCCGCCCGCGGGCGAATACGCGGGCAACTCTTTCGACCGCGGCAAGGTCAGCGCTCCCCGTGGGAGTTTCCGCTTGCAGGTCCGGGAAGCCGGCCCGCGGTCGCGCTGGGCGCGTGGCGGATAAACGCAAACCTCGGGCGTACTCAGTACGCGCTGGCCGGGAGAGCGGAAAGGCCTCCCGATGCAGGTGGAAACCCTGCCGCGCTCACCCAATTTCCCCAAAAATGGCTCACCACGGAGGCAGTACCGGTGCCAACAAGCCAGAGCAGGCCGTTTCCTGCGCGGTCCGGGAAGGGAGTGGAAAGTGCCGAGCCCGAGAGTACGAAGCAACGCCGCGCGTGCCGGCGCAAGCGGGCGCAAAGAGTCCCGCGAAGTTTCCAGCAGGGAGACAGCACGCATCGCTTTCCCCGGAGCGTCGGGGCAGCCGAGGGGCAACGCAGCACGGGCACGGCTCCTCGGGCAACCGGCAGCGAACGCTTCCACGTGGACGCGCTGCCGGCTCACTTTCCGCCCCGCGGGTGCGGGTCAGCCGGAAAGACCACTCCCCGCCCCTCAGACCGGTCGTGTTCGGCTGGGTGGAGGGGAGTCACTTTGCTGCAGACTGAGAACAGAGAACCAACCGCAGTGAACAGAGAGACCGAGAACCATGAGCACCGAACAGACCATCACGTCATCCACTTCGCTGGCCGTCCTGGCGCCACCGCCACCGGAGAAATCCGCTGTCGAGGTCGCCGCTTCGGCATCCGCCGCACTGGCCAAGGCCACCATCGAAGCCAAGTTCGTCATCGCATTGCAACGTCCCCGGTCCGTCCTGGGCGCGCGGGCCGCGATCCTCGAGGCCTGCAAGCGACCGCGCTTCGCCGCGGGCGCGCTCTACCGCAAGCCCGTTGGTCAGCGCACTATCGAGGGACTCAGCATCCGCTTCGCTGAGGAGGCCGTGAAAGCCTGGCGCAACGTGGATGTGTCGGCCGTCACGGCCTGGGAGGATGACGAACGCCGGCTCGTTCGCATCACGGTCGCCGACCTCGAGTCGAACGTCTCCTACTGCGACGAGGTCATCCTCAACAAGACGGTCGAACGCAGCTCGCCCAAGGAGGGACAGGAGGTTCTCGCCACCCGGACAAATTCCCAAGGCCGCAAGGTGTACATCCTCCGGGCCACCGAGGACGACCTGTTCGTCAAGGTCAACGCGGCCAAGTCCAAAGCCATCCGCAACTCGGGCCTGCGGCTCATCCCAGGGGACATCATCGAGGAGGCGACCGAGACCATCAAGGAGACCATCGCCAAGGGCGGCACGGACCCGCAGGCCGAAGCCAAGCGGATCGCGGATGCCTTTGCCGGCATCGGCATCATCCCGTCCGAGATCGAGGCTTATCTCGGGTGCGCACTGAACGCTGTCTCACCGCGCCAGCTCGCCGAACTGCGCGCCATTTTCTCGGCCATCCGGGATGGTGAGGCATCCTGGTCCGACTTCCGGCCCAAGGCGCAGGGACCGACATCAGCCGAACCTCAGCAGCCCACGGCCCAGGCCGCGCCATCGGCTGAGGCAAGCGCGGAGACCGATGAGGACGAGATCCCCGACATGGTCCCATTGCCCAAAGCGCCTGCCGCACCCAAGCTCAAAGCCACCAAGGCGCCGGCCAAGCCGGTGGCGACCATCCAACAGCAACTGGCCGAGGCGGTCCTTGGGGCGGGCTTCACCTTCGATGATTTTCGGCTGTGGGGTCTGGACTCCGGCAACGTCCCGGATGCGGACTCGATCCCATCGTTCGATGACCTGCCCGACGCGATGTGCACCCGGCTCCTGCGGGCCAAGGGCGGTCTGCTCACCCAGCTCGCCGAGCTCCGCGGTCGGAAGGGAGGTGCGGAGTGAGTGCCGGCGCCGAACTTGTCGTGTTCGAGCATGACGCGATCCGCTGTACGCCCACCGAGGAAGCCGTTGCCCTGCGCGATGCCATCCTCGAGCGGTCCGCGCTGGTCGGCGCTGTCCGCAACGCCATCCACAACGAGGCCGCCATCGCGGCCATGAAGGAAATCCGGGGCATGCTCAATCGAGTCGAGGATGCCCGCAAGACCGTCAAGGAACCCGTCCTCGATCTCTGCCGCCGCATTGACGCTACCGCCAAGAAGTTCGCCGAGGAGCTGAAGGCTGAGGAAGTCCGCATCGCCAAGGCCGCCGCTGACTGGCAGACCGAACAGCTTGAGCGTGTGCGTGAGCAGGAACGCCGGCGCCAGGCCGAGCTGGCCCGGATCGAAGCCGAACGCCAGGCCGAGCTGGCCCGCATCCGGGCCGAGGCCGAGCGCGCCGCCCAGGAGGCCGCCGCCCAAGCGGCCGCCAAAGCAGCCGCGGCAAAGAGCGCAGCCGAACGCGAAGCCATCGAGGCGCGCGCCAAGGCTGAGGCCATGCGCATCGCCCTCGAGGCTGAGAAACAGGCGCTGCGGCAAGGCGAACTCCGCAACCAGGAGATCGAGTCACTGCCGACCGTCCAAGCCCCGACGCGCACCGAAGGCCAAACCGTCCGTGCCGTGTGGCTCTTCGAGGTCACCGATATCTGGCTGTTGGCCAGGACGAACCCCGGTCTGGTCCGAATCGAACCCTGCCGGCAGGAGATCAACGAGGTCATCGGACGCCTGGCCGAGGCCGGCGCGGGGGAACCTAAGGTCGCCGGCCTGCGTATCTGGAAAGAAACCAAGGTCGGTGTCCGCACCGGCAAGGACCGCCTCATCGAGGTTTGAATTTCATGCGCTTGCGGACCGCAATTCGCCGACTATTCGCCGAGGGTTCGGCGAAGCTTCGGCGAATCCTCCAGGAGGCTTCTCTCCCACTTCAAAACAGCCTCTGCGGAGGGGGGGGGACCCCTCCCCCCCTCCCCCCCAAATCGGCCTTTGGGGTTTCAACCACCAAACCCGCCAAATCATCGAGAAATGCTCCTCAGATGTCGTTTTGCAAGAATCTTACAATACGCAACTTGCAACGCATTCGTGGAGGGTTCGTGGAGGGTTCGTGGAATCCTCGCCGAGGGTTCGCCGAGGACTCGGCGCCTGGAACAGGGAATAAGGAATAAGGAACATGTCTTTTCTCTCTCTCTTTCTCTCGCGCCTTCGGCAGGAAAAAACACCCCAAATAGCCGTCCATCATCGCCAATAACGGACCCTGCCACCGGATAACCCGACCCAGGCCAAATGCGCATCCGAACCTTGAAACCGGAATTCGTCACCAGCGAGTCGGTCAGCCGCCTCAGCCGCGAAGCAAGGCTCTGCTTCGTGCTCCTCTTGCTCTACGTGGACGATTGCGGTCGTGGTCGCGCTTCTCCGCGGCTCATCTCGAGCGTTCTGTTCCCCTACGATGACGACGTGCCTGATCGCATGGATGGCTGGCTGAAAGAATTGGAGGCCGAGGGGATGGTTATCCGCTACAACGTGGGCGCTGACCACTACCTCGAAATTCCAAAGTGGTCGAAGCATCAGCGAATTGATAAACCCTCGAAGAGCAACTTCCCCCCGCGCGAAGCCCAGGCGTCCGTTGAAGATCACCTCAAGGCGTCCAATTCAAAGCCAGCCAAACCGCCGAAGGCAAATCCTGAACCTGACAAGGAAGCTCAGCCTCAAGAACCAGATGCCATCGCGCACCTGCACGCACGGTTCGAGCGGCTGACCGGACAGCAGATCACCCTCACCCCGCCCGTCCGGCAACTCTGGGCCGATTGGCTGGCCGAGGGGCACGACGAGGCCGACCTGGTGGCCGTCGTGGTTCACATCCAGAAGGGCATCCGACAGGAGAAGCGCATGCCGGGGGCACTGAAGCTGTCGAACCTCCTGAACCTCGGCCGGTTTGCCGAGGACCTAGGGCAAACCCGCCTGAAGGTTCGCGCTCCAGCGGTTGAGCTGCCGCCTCCTCCACCGCGGACGCCCACGCCACCGCCAAGTCCCCCACCCCCACCCAAGGAGCGCAACCCGGATGAACAGGCCAGGATCGCCAGCATGTTGGCCAGCCTGGGCAAGCGTGTCAGAACAACCGCGGACGAGGTGAACACGACTCAGGAAGTGCCTGCATCATGAGAACCCTGCCCACCCTCCTCCTGTCCCTCTCCCTGGCTGCGCTGGCCTTCGTGGCCGGCCGCGGCTGCCAGGTCGTCGAACGCGAGTCCCAACGCTGGGCCACCGTCTTCAGCCGGACCAACAGCATCGTGCTGCTGCATATCCTCGCCGAACCATCCCAAGTCAGGAAGCCAAGCCCATGAAGTTCCCCGAGAGATTCCGCGTCACGAAACTGGACGGCCTAGCGCAATACCAGTCCAGCACCGGCGATCCATTCGGCCTGTTCGTCATCCGCCCGCAGTCCTGGTGCCTCGCGGGACTGAAGATGATGGCGACAGATGGTCGGTTGGATACTCCAAACCTCGACACTGGATTCGAGCATGTCAGCGTCTCCCACCTGACCAACCGCTTCCCGCCCACTTGGGAGGAGATGGCGGCGGTCGCCAGGCTGTTCTGGGACGACGAGGAGTGCCTCGTGCAGTATCGTCCGCCAAAGTCCAGTTACGTGAACCACCACCCGGGGTGCCTTCATTGGTGGCGTCCGCGTCAGGCCGTGATCCCGATGCCGCCGCTGGCGTGCGTGTGAGAACCCATGAAAATCCGCGACCAGAAACTCAAGAAGCTGGTGAACGTGCTGGATGCCGACTGCCCGCGCCGGGCCTGCTACTGGCCGCGCTTGGACCCTGGATCATTTTGCCAGGGGCGCGGCTACCGGCACCGCTCGAACGACTGGCTTTGCGGCACGCGTGAGATTCACGGTTGCCCCGTTCCAAAACCCGACCCGAACCCAAAAAAGAGACCTATGGAAACGCACCTAGAAACACCCGCAGAACCCAACCAACGCCCGGCGCAGATCGTCCGGGTTTCTGTCACCCGGCTCTTCAACCTCGGCGACTTCGAGCATGCGAAGTACGAAGTTACCGCCGACGTGAGGGATGGCAAGGGTGGAACCGTACTCTGCCGTCTGACCGCATTGATCGAGCAGCTCGGTGACAGACCGCCGCGGCAGGATTATGAAGTGGCCAAAGCCAGGGAATGGCTGGGGCTCACAGACGAACAGAAACGCCGCAAGGCTGGAGATTGGTTGGATACTGGAGACACTGAGCCGGAAATGAACGAGGAAACTGGTGAGTGGATCAAGAATAGGGACGTGAAGATGGCCGCGATTCTGAAGGTGATGGAGGCCTTCGACCACCGACGCGACGCGATCTTTCGCCAGTTGGATGAGCTTGGGGCGGAGGTGTCGTCGTGAACGGCCTAGAGGTTCCAAGGTGGTCAACCCCCAATCTGGAGGATTACCTCCTGTCCGCTCCGCGGGAGGACCGTGAGTTCATACAGAAACAGCACGAGACCGCGGTGGAGTACGGTCACATCGTTTGCCGCTGTGGGTTCCGGCGAGCGGTCAGTCTGGCGTTTCGCTGCTTTTATTGTGGTGAGTGGTTCTGCATGCGATGCGCCGAGCAGCATTTCGGAAAGACGCTCCACCAATGGAGGGAGGAACGCCGGGCTGAGCTGAGATTGGCGCTCAACCGTAAGCGCGAGGAGGTGGCGTCGTGAGGTTCCCCGAACAATTCCGCATCACGAAGCTGGACGGCCTGTCCGAGTACGAATCCAAACCGGGCGATCCGTTCGGTCTGTTCGTCATCCGTCCTCAATCGTGGTGTCTCAGCGGCCTGAAGATGCTGGCGACAGATGGGCGGCTGGATACTCCAAACCTCGACACTGGATTCGAGCATGTCAGCGTCTCCCACCTGACCAACCGCTTCCCGCCCACTTGGGAGGAGATGGCGGCGGTCGCCAGGCTGTTCTGGGACGACGAGGAGTGCCTCGTGCAGTATCGTCCGCCAAAGTCCAGCTACGTGAACCACCATCCGGGGTGCCTTCACTGGTGGCGTCCGCGTCAGGCCGGGATACCGATGCCGCCGTTGGCGTGCGTCTGACCATGAAACCCTCGCTGCTCCCCCGACACCGCGACACGCCCAACGCCGTTCTGGCCCTTCTGGACGCCGCCGCCGTGCAGCGCGACCTGTCCCGCCGACACTTCACGCCTCAGGAGCTGTCGCTTCGGGCTGAGGTGGGCCTCTGCCTGGATCGCCGCGCCAGCATGCGCGCTTTGGCCCTCCTAGCGGTCGCACTGGCTCGTCGCTTGACCCCACCCGCCAAGCCCTGCGTCCGCCGACCACACGAGATCCGCGGCAGCGCAACGACCAACGCATGCTTGGGATGCCCATGAGCCGCACCCGCCAGGCCCACATCCGCATCACCGATCACCATGGTGACACCTGGAAAGTCACCTGGTCGCCCACGACCGGCGAATTCGTGGGACGCCGACTGCATGCCCGCACCCAGTACAGCATCGCCGGCTGCATCCTCTGCGACACCATGCTGCACCAGGGGAACATCACCGGCGCCGCACCCAAAGAGGACCCCAGACAACTGACGTTCGCATGAGTGCACCCACACCGAAGGTCAGCATCCTGATGGACACTCGGGAGCCCGAGCCCAAGGACCACCCGTGGACGCCGCACTGGCCTCTCAACGTCATCCTCGTCCGTCAGGCACTCGAAACCGGGGACTTCGCCCTGGCTGCCGATCCGACGCTTGCAGGTATCGAACGCAAGTCGGTCGCCGACCTGTACGCCTGCCTGTTCGCCGAGCGCGAACGCTTCGTCCGCGAGCTGGCCCGCGCACGCTTCCTGCGACACTTCGCGGTGGTCTGCGAGGGATCGCTGGCGGACCTGGAAGGCTACGCGCACCAACGGTCCGGCAAGTCAGGGATCGTTGTCCCGACCATCGCAGCCTGGTGCCGCGATTACCCGCCCATCATCTTCGCCTCGACCCCCGGCCTCGCGGTCGCGTTCGCCTATCGGTTCCTGACTCAGCCGCTCACCCGGGCGATCAGGCTTTGCCGCGCGCATGAGCGGGCGCAACGGAACAGTGAGGTGACACCATGAAGTCGCGGCAAACGGATATGGCCGTCCAACTGGGTCTTGGGCTCGATGCCACGGGAACCCTACCGCTGGGGGTCTCCCGGCAGGGTCCGTCGGGCG